CTGTATCGTCTATTGAGGTTATATTTGGTGCCTTAGCAATCTTCGTATCTGCGTAAGCTTTAATGCTCTGTTGAGTTGCCAATTTAGTTGCACTATTGGAAGCCATATTATCCTCATCTAATATAGCCGTTCCACTTACTTCCGTGTTTATTACTGGAGAGGTTAGGGTCTTGTTACTCATGTTCTGTGCTACATTAGCAACCTGATTGGCAGTTACATACCTTGTTGTATCTGTCCCTGTTGTAAACTCTGCATCTGTAGCTCTTTCTACTATACCTGTTAGTGTATCACTCGCTGCTCTTACTGTAAGTGTCGTTTCTGATAATGTAAGCCCTGTTGAGGCTGTGAGAGCTGCAAAAGCCCCTGCACTATCATCCCAAAAGACAATCCTGTCTGCATTAGGATCTGCAAATGCTGTTATCTTACCATTTACTAAAGTCATTAAGTCATTCCAATCCTTTGCTGTTATCCCCTGTATAATCATATCTCCTGCTACTATTTCTCTTGCACTCGTACCTTCTTGAGTCCTTGTAATAGTAAGAGTATCTGAAGAAATATTGGTTACCATTACAATTTCTGCATTAGAAACTAATGGCTGATTATTTGTCGGAAATATTATCGCAGGTTCATTCAATGCAAAAAGAGATCCTGTGCCAGTTGCTACTACAAGAGAAGTACCGGATGTTGCAGGACTGGGAGCTGTAGCAACTGTTGTAATTGTAAAATTCTTTTTACTCATAATACTCTCACTAACAAGTTATTCAATTCCCTATCCTTATACTACACTTAGCACTATCTTGTGAGTTATCTGTAAACTATCCCCATTTGCTACATTAACTGCACTAAATGTTCTATAAGCAATTAAATCACCATTAGAAGCAGCATTAAACAACCCTTCTTCTGTAACTGCAAATGTACCTGTGAATGTAAATGTATGAACAGATTGAACTGTATCCCCACTAGAAGTTGTTGTTTCACTTGTAGGTACTACTGAAGCTCTTGCACCACCACCTGTTGTAATTTCACTATTCAATGTTGTTGTACCACCAGTACCAATCCCTATTGCCATGTGAGATATTGGATCTGCTGCTATATTCCCAAGTAACTTTGCACACTCAGACAAACCTGCTGTAGTAACTGTGTTGTATACAACAGATGTCTTTGTCCATGTACCTGTAATGAATGGAATTCTTACATCAGCTTTAAAAAGCTTATTAAGCATGTCCCATACTTTATTAGGTTGGAACAATGACTTTGCTCTACCCTCTGCATCATAAAGCTTTAGCTCTACAATCCCTTTCATCCCTGTTTTGTCTATGTTTTTCATAGTAATAAGTAATAAATTATTTTAATTGATCTATCATCTCCTTATTAAATTTGATGATATCTTTCATATCTTCTATTAATATCTCCAACTGCTTAATCTCATACTCTGCTTCTTTAACTTTCTGTTCTCTAACTTTCTTGTCTTTCTCTTTTAAATATCGTGGTATGAGTGTTTCCTTATGATATCTCATATCCAACTGTCTTGCCAACATAGTTTGTACATTTTGTTCATACAACTCTATTGCCAATTCTTTTTTACTTTTCATTCCTTTTAAAACTTATAAATTAAATCCATTATCATATTTATCTACTGGTCTTTCAAAAACTATCTCTTTACTTCTATCAAGTCCTTTCAAACTCTGTAATTCCTTAGCATATAATGCATAGAAGTTTTGTTCTTGAGCTGAAAATGGTACTGGAATCTCCTGATTACTCTTCCACTCCATTGAAAGTGCTAATGCAAACAACTCCTGCATTGGCTCTGGAATACCATAAAGATCAAACTCAACATCTTCATCTGAACCAGCAACTGGAATTGAGGTTGGAACTTCACTAAATGAGTATGCCCATATCTTTAATCCATCACTAACTGCATTCTCAATTTTACCAGTAAGAAGGAATAACGACCCCCTGAATATCTCATATCCTGCAACACCCTCATTATTATTAAATCTCTGGAGTATCCTATCTTCCTCAAATGGAATCTTTATGTCATTTAAATCATAATGCTTTAATCTAATCCAATCTACACCATTAAGCTTTGCTGAAACATACTTTAATCTAGGAATCATGTCAGAAGGGAGATTATATTCTCTTGTTAGATAAGTTTCCCCACCATCAGTATATGTACCAGTACCTGTTGCTCTTAAATCTCTAAACTCTACTGAACCCAGATAATCTTCATTGACTTCTTCAATATCAACTTGAAACTGTGGAAGTTTAGACTTGATATACAAAAGCATATCAGAATCAGGAAATGTAATTGCATTAGTCTTAGACTTCTTTCTTGCTAGACTACATATATCTGTTATTCTCATACTTATATTGTAGCACAAATTAAATAAACTTTGTGCTTTTACATACCAATCTTACTTTAGACCTAAAGCTGCTTTTGTTTCTTCATCTCTATCTGCTCTTATTCCTCTTCCACCTCTTTGATTTGGAATGTCATTTCCAGCTTCTTTCTCTGCATTTTGATACCTTCTAAACATACTAGAAACAATATCCGGAACAAGAACTGCAACTCCTCTAGGAACTTGAGCAACAGCACCATTGATCTTAACTTCTTCAAGATACCCACTCTTCATTCCATCTTCAACTTCCCATGTATCAACAACCTTAGGTCTTGCATTTAACATCTCTGCAAATCTTTCACTATCTGCAACCACACTCTTCTTAAAATGAACTTCAACAATATTCCTATCTCCCATAAGCTCTTTTAAAAGCTCTTTCTTCATTGCTTCTCTCTCACTTTGAGAAACAGGTTTGCTAAGCTCTTTTACAAGCTCTTCTTTTTCCTCTGCAGGAATTGCTGTATTAGTTGTTTTTGCCATACTAATTATTTAATTAAATTAACTTAATATAATATAAACCATATTTAATACAATATCAACTATAAACACAGAGAGAGCTTTTGCTCTCTCCGTGCAGGAATGTAAGAATTTTGGGTATGTAAAAACATTTCTGTCTTTACATGTTATCATCTGCTTCTTACAGCAGTTCATAACCTTATTAGGCTATAGCTTCAAACACATCCAACTTATTTGTATAAGTATCTGTTATATGTGCTGAATCAAGATCATCTGTTGTTGCATTAAATATAGCATCTGCATTTACAACAATCTTTACTTCTCCTATCTTCATACCACCAGAAGGAGTTGCAGGACATACTGCTCCTGTACCACCAGCTGTTGCTGTACCTTTGAGAATCTTAATTGTGTTAGTTGCATCTAAATAGACATTATATACAGCTCCTGTACTTTTTGCTAAGTCATGTGTTGTGGCTGTAAAATCTGTTTCTGTACTTGCTATTAAAGATATAACTCCATCTCTCATTACACTAAATGCACTATTCTTTACTTTCTTCTTACTTGAAGAACCTATTGCTAGTGTTGGATTACCAAGAATCTTGTCATTGTTTACTACATTCAAGTCCTCTTCTATATCATCCAATAATGCTTTGAAGTTGGCACTATACATATAATCTTCTTGACCAAAGCTGGAAAGTGAGAAATCTGCTGTTGCTACTAAATCTGTTTTATTGGTATATGTATCTGTTACTGTTGCTGCATCAAGATCTGTAGTTGTTGCATCAAACAATGCACCAGAAGTTACAATCTTTACTTCACCAAGTTTAAGCTTTCCTGCTGGAGTTGCTGGGCATACTGCACCAGTTCCACCAGTTTTTGATGTACCCTTAGAAATCTTTACTGTAGAATCATCAAGATATACTAGGAATACTGCACCTTCACCATCTGTAATGTCATGAGTTGTTGCTGTAAATGCTACCTCTCCACCTGCTATTGTTGTTATTACTCCATTGAGAATATATGAAAATGTATCATGTTTAATCTTCTTTTTACTTGAAGTACCAATTGCAAGATTAGGATTTGAAACAAGTCTAGGAACATCTTTGTTTGCCACTATCTCAATCATATCTGTTAGTAACCCTTGAAGATTATCCTGATATAACCAATGCTTGTCTGAGTAGTCTGTTAAAGCTATAGGAACATCTGTCTTGTTTGTGTAAGTATCTGTTATTGTTGCTGCACTAAGTTCTGTTGTTGTAGCATCAAATACTGCACCTGATGTTACAATCTTAACCTCACCAATCTTTAATCCACCAGCAGGAGTTGTTGGGCATACTGCACCAGTACCACCTGTTGTTGCTGTACCTTTGAGAATCTTAATCGTGTTAGTTGCATCTAAATAAACATTATATACAGCTCCTGTACTTTTTGCTAAGTCATCTGTTGTTGCTGTAAATGCTGTTTCAGCACTTGCTATTGTAGAAACTACACCATTTCTAACAACCACAAATTCCCCATTCTTGATTTTAGTGGCTGATACTGAACCAATTGCTAGTGCTGGAGAACCCACTATTGCTATTCCACCATGATTATTCATTTGTGTAATAACATCATTGATAACCTGCTTAAGGTTAGCATTGTACATTACATCTTTACTTGTATAAGACATAATATTTATCTTTTAAATTTAGTTTTTGGGTATTTATCATACCATTGGTATACCTATAACCCTAAGGTACTACTTGTTTTCTTTTACAGGTACAAGTAGTAAAACCTATCAAACACTAAAACCTACAATTAGACTATTGCATGTTCTATTCTAATCATCCATGACTGATTCAAAATCTTTGTAACATGGTTTGCTTTCCATCCAACTGTACCTCTTTGCTTTAAAGGATCTGCACTACCGGATGAACCAAGCTCTGTGATATATGTTTGCATTGCATATCCAGAGATACTTGTTACACCATATGCATCTTTTCCGAAGATAAGTGTTGCATATACATCAATACCACCATTTCCTTTTCCTTCAAAGACAGCTCCTTGAGTAGACTCAACGAATCTGACTCTATCATATTTACCAACCTCGTTAGGCATAACATCTGCCTTG